CCTAATGGTGTAGGTAATTGGTTTCACGCCACTTGTGTTGGCGCAGAAGCAGAAGCAAATAATTTCCATTTAACTACTCTTCCGTGGGATGTACATCCAGATAGAGACGAAGAGTGGTATAAAAAAGAAACCAGAAACATGTCCAAGCGCCAGATCGCGCAAGAACTTCAGTGCAATTTCAATACTTCTGGAGAAACAGTTATAGATCCAGATGATATAACCTTGTTACATACCTTCGTTAAAGAGCCCAAATATCGTACAGGTTTTGATCGTAATTTTTGGATTTGGGAAGAATTCGATCCAACCTGCAATTATTTGTTAGCCGCAGATGTTGCCAGAGGGGATGGCGAAGATTATTCTACTTTTCACATGATAAAATTAGAAACGCTAGAATGCGTTGGAGAATATCAAGGAAGATCAACGCCCGATATGTTTGCCAACTTGCTCAATCAGACCGGCCGAGAATTTGGTAATTGCATGTTAGTTGTCGAGAATAACAATATTGGCTACACAGTTCTAGATAAACTGATAGAATATGGTTATCCAAATTTATATTATTCTATTAAATCAACACACCAATATATTGAACAATATCAGGCCGAAGTTCAAACATCGGCTGTACCCGGATTTTCAACAAGCATGAAAACGCGTCCATTGATTATTGCGAAATTAGAAGAGTTTATCAGAAATAAACTAATTAAAATATATTCTTCTCGCACTATTAATGAGATGAAAACTTTTATTTGGAGGAATGGTAAACCACAAGCAATGAAAGGTTATCATGATGATCTTATCATGGCTCTTGCAATTGCATGCTGGGTTCGCGATACCGCGCTACAAGCAAACGCGAGAGATTTAAATTATCAAAAAGCTTTTGCCGATGCCATCATTACAACAAGAACAACTATGAATACACAAATTAAAGGGCAAGACGGATATAAACAGGATAATGTCTTAGATCAAATAGCCGAAGTTAAAGAATTATACGAACAATATAAATGGATTATAAAGTGAGAAAGTAAATGCCATCTAATAGAAATACAAAAAACCCAGCAAATTCACAATCTGATCTTTTTAAAGCTCTAACGAGATTATTTTCTGGGCCAATCATCAGCTATCGATCACAATCAGGTCGAAGAATTAGAAGACAACATTTAGATAAATTCGGCTCAAGATTTAAATCTGCATCCGGACAACAATTTAAGAAGACTCTTTATAGCCCCCTTGACGTTGTTGCGGTAGATGCAATTGCAAATCAGCGCAGAACCGAGCGCTATGTCGATTTTGATCAAATGGAATATATGCCTGAGATTGCATCGACAATGGATATATATGCAGATGAAATGACAACATATTCGGAGCTAAGTCCGATGCTAAATATTAATTGTTCAAATGAGGAAATTAAAGCTGTTCTTGCTATACTGTATGAACAAGTTTTAAATGTTCAATATAATTTATTTGGTTGGGGCCGTACAATGTGTAAATACGGTGATTTCTTTTTATATCTAGACATTGATGATCAATATGGCGTAAAGTCAGTTATTTCTCTTCCTCCTGCCGAAATTGAAAGAATGGAGGGTAAGGAAGCAACAAACCCAAATTATGTTCAATTCCAATGGAACTCTGCCGGAATGACTTTTGAAAATTGGCAGATTTGCCATTTCCGTATTTTAGGTAATGATAAATATGCTCCATATGGTTCGTCTATTCTAGAGCCTGCTCGTCGTATCTGGCGCCAACTTACGCTTATGGAAGATGCCATGATGGCATATCGTATTGTTCGTTCGTCTGAACGTCGTGTATTCAAGATTGACGTTGGCGCAATTCCACCGCAAGATGTTGAACAATATATGGAAAAGATTGTATCGCAACTTAAAAGACATTCTGTTATAGATGCATCGTCCGGCCGCGTTGATCTTCGTTATAACCCAATGAGCATTGAAGAAGATTATTTCATTCCTGTTCGTGCTGGTAGTGTAACAGATATTCAAAATCTTGCCGGCGGCACAAACACGACAGCTATTGATGATGTGAAATATCTTCGTGATAAATTATTCTCGGCTCTTAAAATTCCACAAGCATATCTTGCAATGGGTGAAGGCGCAGCAGAAGATAAGACAACTCTCGCACAGAAAGACATTCGTTTTTCGAGAACAATCCAGAGACTTCAGAGGGTTATCATTGCAGAATTAACCAAGATTGGTATTATCCATCTTTATACTTTAGGCTTTAGGGGCGACGATCTTCTTAGTTTTTCTCTTTCGCTAAACAACCCATCCAAGATTGCTGAATTACAAGAAATTGAACATTGGAAACAGAAGTTTGATATTGCCGCTTCCGCGACTGAAGGCTACTTCTCTCGTCGTTGGGTTATGGAAAACATCTTTGGTATGTCCCACGAAGAGTTTTCCAGAAATCAAAAAGAAATGTATTATGATCGTAAGCATGATGCGGCGTTACAACAAGTTGCAGAAGCTGCAGCAGCCGAAGGGGCCCCAGGAGGTGGACTTGGTGGAGAATTGGGCGGCGAATTAGGTGGCGAGCTTGGTGGGCCCGAAGAGATGCCGGCCGCAGAAGCAGGCGGTGAAGCTGCAGAAGCCCTTGGTGGCGAACTTGGCGGCGAAGAAGGTGGTGGCGAAGAGTCGGCATTATTAGCAGTTCCTCCCGGCTCACGTAACGCTCCACGCTTAACTCCTGGCGCCAAGGATAAAGTATATTATCCAAAGAGAGATGATAGGCGATCAGGCGCTGGCCCCCGCACGCGCTCTCTTGCGCGGAAAAGCGGCGAAAAACATAGCCCAGGAATGAGAAACGTATTCCCTGGTTCTGAAATTAATAGTTTAGCGAAACCAGTTGGCATTAATGTTGGTATTTATGAAGAAGACCAATCTATTTATAATTTGAAAGAGAAGTCTGAAGAAGAAAAACTATTTGAAGTTAACGAATCTATTCGTTCATTACTTGAGGGTCTGGAAATTAAAGAAAATGCATTATTGGAGCACAAAGAATGAAGATAAAGCACAATAAAAAAAGAAACACAGCTTTTGTTTATGAAGCGCTTGTGAGAGAAGCCACTGTCGCTATTCTCAAAAATGATCGCGAGAAAAAGAATAAAGTCATTTCTATAATAAAAAAACATTTTCACAATGAAAGCGCCCTTCACAAAGATTTAGAATGCTATCGTTCCTTATATGAAAATCAAAATCTAGATCAAAAGATTTCCGAGAGAATTCTTAAAGAAGTACGTATGCAAAAACATTTGATTGATCCAGAAGGATTATTTAAGCAGCAGACTGAATTGATTCATGATGTTAACAAAGAATTATCGTCTGATGTTTTTAACAATTTCGTTCCAAACTATAGAACTTTAGCAACAATCGATCAAATCTTTTCTTTAAAGACATCGCCCAAAGATTGTGTCATTCTAGAAAACGAGATTGTTAATAATATGAGAAGTAAAGTCATGGATGGTTCAGAAGTTCTTGTTGACAATCTTACATATAAGACTTTCGTTAAGAAGTTTAATGAGAAATATGAGAACGAATTATTAAATGAACAGAAAGATTTGTTAACTCATTATATCGCTTCATTTTCTGATAATGCACTTGAACTAAAGATATTTTTAAATGAAGAACTATCAAGACTTAAAACAAAGTTAGCCGAATCAAAAGAAATCGAAGAAATTAAAAATGACGAACATATGCTGCAAAAGACTAATAAAGTAATTGAAAAATTACAATCGTTTGCAACTGCAGAGATTACTGAAGATGTTTTATCGACAGTATTAAAAACCCAATCATTAGTTGAGGAAATTTATAATGGCGATAACGATTAAAGTTGGCGAAGAAGCTAACAAAAAATTAGTCACTCTTGAATTAAATCTCCGCAAGAGCTTAAACGGAGATCTGATGATCTTCGATCATGGCGACATTGATATCGTATTATCCACATCAAATAATAAAGTTATAGCATTTCCCAAAGAAGTTATTTCTGATTATGTATATGGTGCTCAGAATAGGTTATTTACATTTCTTCGCAAAAGAGGCATTGTGATTCCAGAATCTGTTCAGGCTGGTTCTTTTTATGGTTCTTTTGAGGCCATGATGCAGACACCCAAAAGCGAAAATATGAGTGCTGCCAAGATGACACTGATTAATATATCAGAATTTATTGATGAAGAACGTCCGTATTTCGAATCTACTGAAGCAATTATTTCTATGACTGACGATGAATTCATCGATCCAGACAAGGAAGATTCTACAGAGCTTGGCGAAGTTCCACAAGCGCCCAGCCAAGGTTCTATTCGTAAAGGGTTTGTTAGAGATCCTTATTCAGCGAACTACTTATATACAATGTAGGACATTTGATGGAATTGCTAACATTTATATTAGTAGCATATGGCCTAACACAAATTCTTGTCTATGGTAAATTATTTGAGAGAATAAGACCCAAGAAAGGAAAAGCAGGAGAATTATTCCACTGCCCCATGTGTATAGGATTTCATGTCGGATGGTTTTTAATGCTACTTTCTTCATTTACAGAACTATTTAATTTTGATGTAACTGTAACTAATTTCTTTCTTCTTGGGTGGCTATCGTCCGGAACATCTTATGTTTTGAATATGGTCTTCGGGGATTCTGGAATACAGTATTCACAAAAAATGGAGATAACGCAAGATGAACACTTATTGGACGCAGAAGTGGATGCTTCAGCCGGTTCGTAACTGTAAGAGTGGTT